ACAAGAGGTAGACAGTGTAAATGGTTGATATTGTTGAAGATTATCGTGTTTACTAGGGTATGCAAGTAAACCTACCCCCCCTCTCTGTTTACCTCTCTTAGTACATCTATTTAAGAAAAAAATTAAATAATAAAATAGGTACCCCTCTTCCGATCTCGTGACGGGGGTAGGGTTTACTTGCAAACCCAGGTAATCAGGTGTAACTATCTGATATTATTGCCGTTTACAAGTTTACTCCTTGTCTACTCTTTGCAAACCTGCAAACAAGGTAACTACCTGTTATCACTAGATTTATTCTGTTTACCCGTCTACATGTACTCCTGTGTTTGCTAGTGCTTTCCTGTGTTTACTTTTTGTATACCTGTGCCTACCTTTCGTCTACCTGCAAACCCTGCAAACAGTTAATTCATTAGGGGCTTGCTGGTAGGTAGTGTTTATATAGGCGGAAATGGGATTAGAATGGTTGTAGAATGTCACTAGTATAGTAGTGGCTAGGTGGGTAGCTATAATGGATAAGATGCTTTTCCGGGGCATTGTAGGGCTTTTTATGGATATCCTACTCTGTGGTACTATTCATTCCTAGCCCTGGGTAAACCCTGCAAACTCTGCAAACAAAAAGCCAGCAACGATTACTCATTACTGGCCTTTAACATGTTTGCTAAGCAGCAATTGTTTGGATGGCCTAATTATCTAGCCAGCTCAATGCATATGCCAGTCTGAATGGCTTTGTTGTAACGTTCAGGCATCAAGCCAAGATACTTCAAGACACGCGAAACATTGTGGCAATCCTGGCATAAGATGCACCGCACAACTTTCATTTCCTCACGATCTGAGGTTAGTTTAATTGCCTTGGCAAAACTAATTCCGTAGGTTACATCCTTTGAGAGTTTAGATATTTTCATGCTTTCACCAGGTGGAAGTCAACTTCTGAGAATTGCACATACCATGCCTCAATTGCCCATTCAGGCAGGTATGGCGCGGATTTGCGATTAAAGAAACTTATGAATCTTTTGGAATATTTCATGGATGCATCTCCAGGCTCGGGCACAATCACAAGGACTATACCCGAGGTTAGATGGTTACTAATTGTTGGCTGACATACCTGCGATAATGGACGCAAGTTGTTCCGGCGTCAATTTTGCCATAGCTTCAATGGCTTTTTGCTCATCACTTTTGGCAGATGCAGGTCTTTCAGCGGCTTCCCACTTCATGCTATTGACATTCTCTTGACCTAATTCCGGCGACCATTCCGCGCCTTTCTTTGTGGCCTTAAAAGTTGCCCGAGCGTCAATAAGTTTTGCCTGGACACCTTTCTGCAAACATGCATGCAGGCATCCGCTTTCCTTTGCCCAAGTTACCAACTTTTCCTCATCGCTGAATTGTTCACTTGTCGGAAAGATTGACCGGGGCAAGGTATGACTAATCATCGTTCCAACCGCCGGTACTGAGGTTTCCGTCTTGAGGGTGTCCAGTGTTACAAAAATAGATTGTGCCATGATAAAACTCCTTTATGATGGGTTTAACTACTTATGGCTAGAACCATTTCCAGCCTGTCAATTACTGTATATCAACTGTGGAAAGGTATGTCAAGTTTAAATATTATCAATTTTTCCATTTTCAATCTTTTTCCACAATCCGCCATCTTGCCAGAATTCAATTCCTTTTGACAGACTAGATATATCGAACGTCTTACTTGTCCCATCACTCATAGTTATAGTGACTTCAATATTATCTTGCTGTGGCCTGATTTCAATACCTACCAAGTCTGTATGTTCCATGATGTTTCTCCATTCTAAAGGTTTAACTGCTCCAACTATCTGCCTCTTGTTATCTTCAATATATATTATGTTTCTAGCCTTGGCAAGAATTATTTTCCACCTTGTTTCATTTTCTACTTGCTTGTCCTTTCCCAATTACAATAACTCCCCATTCGTAAGCTGTCAAGAGTTATTCTGTTCTCCATTCTGCCAGGTACAACTTAGCTAGTCATTGCCAATATTGCCAGGACCACAATATTATATTGCTTACCTGCTTGCCTGGTGTAACTTATGTGTGATTGCGACGTATGTCGCGGGAACAATTCTTTTCTCACGTGACCTGCCTGCCTGTGGATGCCTCGATCCTACTGTAGTGGATTAGGCTTTCTATATAGAGTTGCGGAAACAAGCACATCTTGATTGCCGTCAAATGGAACATTTCAAACCAGTGTTCATAAGTGAACATTCAGTCCGGGAACAATTATAATTAGTCACCTATTCGAATTGTCACTATTAAGCAAACTGTAGCCATCATCAACTCGGCAGCCATTATATATTATAGGAGACTCAATATGTTTGCCGGCATTATGGAAAAAGCAGGAAAATTAAGTCCTTACGCATTTTTATATTGACCTTTTCACCATAATATGTCACGCTAAAAAGTAGGATCATTAAAAGGTTTTCATTTTCCATTTAACCCACTTCACCTGTAAAGCTGCCAACCATGTTGAAAGAGTTAAAATCTCAGCACCGCAACATTATCCAGATGGCCTTCAACGGCTACAAAAATCAGGAAATCGCTGAGCGTCTTGGTATGGCACAATCATCCGTATCGACCATTCTTCGCTCACCATTAGGACAAGCCTACTTAAATGGTCTTCAAGACAGGGCGCACGAAGCAACTTTGGACGTCAGAAAGAAGTTAGTAAGCCTCAACAGAGAAGCCTTAGATACTTTTGCTCACTTGCTTGATAAGAGTTCCCGCAAAGCTGTTCCAGCATCCGTACAATTCAACGCCGCAAAAGATGTTCTCGATCGCAATGGGTATAAGGCTCCAGATCGGTTGAACATTGACATGACGCTGCAAACCAAAACTGATGAAGAACTTGATGCTGAAATAGCAGCCATAGAAGAAGCTATCAATCGCACAGGTAGTAAAAATCTTCCAGAGATTAAAAAATCCTTACATCACAACTTATCATTTGCAACCATTCCTCTTGCGTCATGCCAAGCTGTTGTCCCTGCTCCTGCTAACGAGGATGATTTATCTCTGGAAGATTTGTTCTGTGCTGAAGAACAAGAAGGACTATTTATTCCTGACGAATCTTTTGAAGAGCCTCTTCTGATGGAAGACACCTCAATTTTAGAAGACCTATCATTTGACCCCTTTCACAATATTAAAAGGTCATAATGATGGATCTTTCCCACCTTGATAGAGACCGCAAAGAGCAATATTTAAAACTATTGCAAGCCAAGAACATCCGGATCAAGCAAAATAAGATTACTCAGTATTATCCAGATGACGGCCCACTAAGTCGAGATAACTATCCTAAGCACATGCAGTTCTTTGCAGCAGGCAGTAGCTTTTCTGAACGTTGCATCATGGCGGCAAACCGAATCGGCAAGTCGGAAGGAATTGGTGCATACGAAACAACTCTACATGCAACCGGCAGGTATCCTGCTTGGTGGACTGGCAAGAGATTTACTAAACCAGTTTCCATCTGGGCATGTGGAACGACCAGCACAACTGCCAGAGACATCGTACAATATAAACTAATCGGCAATCCTGAGGAATATGGTACCGGACTCATTCCAGAAAAATATATAATCAAAACTAGCCCGAAGGCCGGTGGAGTTGCTAATGCCATCGATATGATCTTGGTCAAGCATATCTCTGGTGGCATATCTCGTATTAAGATCAAGTCTTATGCTGAAGGTCGCAAGTCTTTTGAAGGCACAGAACAAGACCTAATCTGGCTGGACGAAGAATGTCCATTGCCAATCTATACTGAATGTATAACTCGGACCATGACAACGAATGGTCTAATCATGTTGACCTTCACTCCGTTAGAAGGCCTAACTGATACTGTTCTTCAGTTCATGCCGAATGGCAAAATAGAAGATAATCAAGAAGGTAGTAAGTTCTTAATCCAGGCAACATGGGATGATGCGCCACACCTTACTAAAGAACAGAAAGATAAACTCTGGGCAGCTCTTCCACCACATCAACGTGATGCCAGGTCGAAAGGCGTTCCACAGTTAGGGTCTGGTGCGATTTATCCAATCCTCGAATCTAATATTACTGTCGCTGACTTTGCTATCCCAGATCATTGGCTCCGCTGCTATGCATTGGATGTTGGCTGGAAGAAGACTGCAACTGTTTGGGCAGCCACAGATCCTACCAGCAACATAACTTATTTGTATTCCGAATATTACCAAGGCCAACAGTTGCCATTGATCCATGCGGATGCCATTCGTGCTCGCGGTGTATGGATTCCAGGCGTGGTGGATTCAGCTGCACATGGCCGCAGTCAAGATGACGGAAAGCAACTTTTTGAACAATACTTTGGTTTAGGACTTGATCTTGAGAATGCTAACAAATCAATCGAGGCTGGCCTGTATGCTGTATGGCAAATGCTTAGTACCAATCGCTTAAAGGTGTTTGGTTCACTGGTTAATTGGTTCTCAGAGTTTCGTATCTATCGCAGGGATGAGAACGGTCAGATAGTTAAAGACCGGGATCATCTTATGGACTGCACTCGATACTTGATTATGTCTGGACTCAAGCGCGCAATCGCGAAACCTTATTGGGAATTTCAGGCGTGGGAAGAAAGCGAACTCTACAATCACCAGGAAGCAAGTCTGGTTACAGGATACTAAATGGCTAATAATGGTTTTGAATTTCCTGTAGAGGAACTTGTTGATCCTGGCAATCCTGCGACTCCGATGGCGAATGCGATTATAGCTGGCCAAGCAGCGAAGCTGCCTACACGAACAAACTCCACTTTAAATACCGGTACTAATCTTCCTGATGACGAACAAGCCAGCTTAAGTGGTCAAGTTCCTTTTTGGGCAACTGAAGAACCTATCGAAGATATTATAGCACCAGTGCAAGTTGACTCACTCACAACTGCTCTTATCGAGAAAGAAGCCCTTCGTGCTGAAGCAGTTGTACTTATCACCAATCTGGCAGACAAACAAAATAAGGAAATCTTAGCAGATATTACCACTAAGGTACTTGAAGGTTATAAGCTCGATCTAGCTAGTCGTACAGAGTGGGGAGCCCTTAATATTCAGATCATCGACCTGGCTAAGCTCTTAGTAAAGAAGAAAGTCTATGCAGGCGAAGTTGTTGCAAATGTTAAGTACCCTTTAATCATTAATGCTTGCATCCAGTTTGCAGCTCGCGCATATCCTGAGCTTATCAAAGGCAATGAAGTCGTAAAAGGTAAGGTAGTTGGTGCTGATCCTGACAACGTTAAGTTTGATAAAGCTCAACGAATTTCTCAGTTTATGTCTTTCCAGCTTCTGTCACTAATGGAAGATTGGGAAGAAGGCGTTGATCAGTTACTCTTTACGTTGCCTGCAATCGGTTGTGTGTTCAAAAAGAGTTATTTCGATTCGATTGAACGGAAGTCTGTATCTCAGATAGTCTTCGCTGATGATTTGGTTGTAAATTACTTTGCCGAATCACTGGAGAGGGCTCCACGAGTAACTCATAGAATCTATTTGTACCATAACGAAATTGTTGAACGTATCAATTCTGGGATCTTTATCAAGTTTGATGTAGCAGAACTTGGGCAAGCAACTAGCGATAAGACTGCCGATGTAGATGAAGACACTCCACATTTGTTCCTTGAACAACATCGTTGGTACGACCTGGATGGTGATGGTTATCAAGAGCCGTATGTAATAACTGTTCATGAGCAATCACAGAAGTTAGTTCGCATCTCGCCTAGGTTTGCCACAGATGGGATTATTCGTAAGTCTGATGAGAGCGGAGTAACTGATCCAGACGGACCGATTGTTAAGATTATTCCT